ATTAACACCAACTTTTGTGAAAAACACATCCCTGTGTTGACACATTAAACTATAAAAAGGCATAAGGTACATTCTATTTGCTAATGTCATATCATAAGAAGACATAGCGAAAACTCTTGTATTGCCAGTAATAACTTTAGATCTAGAACGAGGCTCATCTTTTAATTGAGCTCCAACAATAGAGTGACTAGTTTCATCACGAAGATAAGCATCTAATATTTCCTGAACTTGTATTTTAACTTCAGGTTTAGGAGAAACTGCATCTTCTTTAAAAGATAAAGGAGTTTTAGTTTGATATTTACTTTTTGTTCCAGTGAATAAAAATCCACCAGAAGTATTATTACGCATAGCTCTATAATAAAAGTTTTCTGGAAAACCGTTCTGAGCTACATCTAATGGAACAGGACTAGCTGAAGTTATATTTTCAGCTTTAAGTCGTAATATTAAATCAGTTGTAAATGACAAAACTACGTTTTCCATAATTCTATTATTAAGTGGTGCTTTCAACACACCTACTTTTTTAATAAAATTATTTTCTGGAGAACAAAAAACGCCATTATTATTGAAAGATCTCATCTTTGGTGCCATATATTTAGGTTGACCATCATAGGTAGATGGGACACCTAGTAAATATTCAGTTTTATTAAAAAGAACACTTTTTGTTAAAGTACTTTTAGAAGAAATATGTGAGTAATCACTTATTTTACCATATACATTAACAAGGTATATCTTCATATAATAATGGACATTTAGGCACTAAAGGAACAATTTCACTTGAAGTATTCAAACGAAAAGATCCTTCAGAAACTATATTGGTTAATATACATCTATCTTGTAATATTTGTAATTGTTTTAATAAGATAGTTTTATCAATAGGGCATGCATAACCAAGAGTTCCTTGACCGGCACAGTGAATACCTATTAAAAATGATTTATATCCAATAGTAGCAACTAAAGGACTTCCACAATCACCTGATTTATGTTCAGGAAATGTATATCTATAAGGATCAAAAACACACATTTTTGAATCATCATCGACTAATTCAGTCTTAACTCTTTGAGATATAATTTCTTTGTGTAGAAACATAGAATTTTGAGGAATCGTACTTTTAGGATTATCACATAAGGCAAAGGTAAT